ACCAGAACCCCACTGGAAGTCAATGTTAGGTACATTAGTCGTGACGACTGGAGAGGCTCCCTGGGGTATGTAGGGAGCACCATTTTGTCCCAGTACATTATAAACTTGAGCAGTTAAACCTTCTGCTGCGTGGGCTTTTTCAACACCAATAAGTAGAGGAAATAGAACAAGTGATAGGACTATTGCGATGCGTAATAATTTTTTAATTCCTCTTCCCCCTTGCAGACATAATGTCTGATAGGGCTATTATAGCATTTTATTACACAAAAAAGGGAGCCAGTTTCCTGACTCCCCTAGTTGTTGGATTAGTTATGCATTAGTCTTTTTTGAGATCTTAATTACCAACTTGGTTAGGTAAGTGATTGACGCTCTCACGCCTGCGATCAACTTAGTAACTTCTGCTGATAGTGCTGTAACTGCATCTATTGCTTCCTGAGCCTTTGCTGCTGCTGCAGTTGCTGCATCTGTTGCTGCTTCTGCTGCTTTTAATGCGTCTGCTGCAGATTTTGCTGCATCTTCAGAGGCCTTTGTAGCAGCCTTTGCTGCTTCATTAGATACCTTTGTTGATGCTGATACAAGAACCTGTCCAGCAAGTGGAAGTGAAGTTCCACCTGTTGCTGAAACAGTTATAGTATTTTCTGTCAAAGGCATAAATACCTTGTAAGACTTTACTGTTTCTGCATCAGTTGTAATTGATGTTGCTGTAAGAGCATCTGATCCTGAACCAAATGCGTAAGTAGAAGTAATTCCACCTGTAGCAAATAGATTAGCGTGTGTCTTTCCAGATAGTGGAAGTCCTGATGCATCAAGAACCTGAACCTTAATGGTTGCTGCTTCTCCTGGCATATAAACTTCCTTATCAAAAGACAACTTTACAGTTGCTGCAGCACCCTCTACACGAGTAGATACTGGATTAGAAGAGATTGTTCCAGACTTAACTGTTATTGCTACTCCGCCAGCCTTAAGGCCAGTAAGTGTGAATAGTGCTTCACCATTAACAATAGTCGCTGCTGTTCCTGAATCAGATACAACTGCTACATCGCTTGAATAAGCATTTAGTGTTCCTGCTCCAACTGTTACTCCAGCAGCATCGTATGCTACTGCCTTAACTGTTGATGCATTTGCACCTGTTGGGATAACAGACTTAACTGGAGTTGCTATGATTGTAGCAATGTCTCCGTAGAATGTTACCTTCTCGGTTGCAATAACTGTACCTGTAAGGGTAGTAAGAGTAATTGTTGATACTCCTGCTGTACCGTCAGCAAATACGCCAATGTGGTTTCCTGTAGGAATTACCAATGCACGACCTGTTGCAGACATTGTTGTAGCATTTGTGCCATAACCAATAAGTCCAGAACCTGAAACGGTTGCAAGGATTGACTCTGTTGCAGATCCGCCTGCTGCATTCTTAGGTGTAACAACAATAACTGCTGCTGCATCTGTAGAAGTAGCCTTTGGTGCATAGACTGAAGCATCTGCTGTTGCAGAAGTTGTCTCTCCAGTATTAAGGATAGATGTAGTAGTTGAAGCAGATGGAGTTAGATCCGCTGCCTTAACTGTTACTGTCCAAGATACTGATGGCCCGTTGACTGGGCTAGTTGTTAAAATCTTAGCATCATATGTTCCTGCTACTGCAGGAGCACTCAAAGTTACCAAGAACTTTGCTGTTACATATGTTGGAGTATTAACTGTTGCGTTAATGTTTGCTGAAACATTGTTGCCTGCAATTACTACTGAGGCTGTTGATGTTTCTAAAAGTGACAGGGTTGCAGACTTTGCTGATCCTGTTGGTTGTGTAAACATAGCAGAGATTACTGTTGCAGTATCTGCTGATGTTTCTGAAATAAACGACAATGTAACTACTGCTGTTGCAGACTCACCAGTGACTACAGCATCTGTTGCTGAATCAATAGTTAGAGTTGGTGCATTTACAGCAGCACTTGTCGGAAGTGCTGATAGTACGCCAAAGGACATTGCTGCAGCGAGTCCTAAAGCGATTTTCTTAAATGAATTCATTTTTCTCCTTGTTTATAGTAAATTAAATCTATCCAGATAATCTTTTACATCTTCTGGCATAGGTTTATATTGTATCACGTTATCAGATAGACTGTCAACTCGCTTAGGTCTATCGCTTATGGTGTGAACTTCAACCACCTGGTTTTGATCCTTTGGAGTATAAGAGATAGCCCCAAAGATTGCCCCACACACCGCATCTGCTAAGTCCTTAGACTTTTTGCGGGGATGGTCAACTCTATTATTTTTCATAATCTTTAACTGTGTTAGTTCATCAAACAAGAGTTCGATTGCTGGCATAGCCAGTCTTTCCTCATACACTAACATAGCCATATCCTCATAATGTTTTTTAGCAACAGAAACAGTATCAGTTCTCATTCCTACCTGCTTTAATTCATTTTGAATATCAAACGATTGCCAACGGTCAAATGAAACCATTCCAATATTAAAACCAAGTCTTCTAAGATTTTGAATCCACTGCTTTACTTCTGAAAGATTAACAGGGCCCTCTATCTTTGGTTCCCACCAAGCAACTGCATCTACTACTACAATTGGCGCTACTTGTTCATAGTTATTAATTACCTGGATATTTACCCACTTATCTACGTGAGCAATTGCTACCGCACACTTATCGTGCTTTTGTGCAAGGTCTGCGTGTACATAATAAACCTTGTCTGGATCAGGCTTAAACGATTCATCAAACCTTTTAAAGTTATCTACTGGGTTTCTTAATGTCATACAGGATCTTATTTTTTCTACCTGTTTAAAAAATGCATCAGATGCAAAGGTTGGTACACAAGCAAAGCGCATCATTGCATCTCCAAGGTCTGTCATAAATGCAATCATAAAGTCATCAATCTTGCGGGTAGGGTTTACTTCCCACGTTGGTCTCTTTAATGCAAACACTCCTGGATATTTATATGAAAGAATTGTATCTTCATCCCAGGAAATTTCAAAAGAGTTATCTGGACTATCTTCTGGAAGTAACGGGTTAATAGTAAACTTGTGTGTTCTCTCTATTACTTCTTTTTCAGCAATAACATCATCGTACTTTTCTGAAATATAGTCGCCTGGATATCTTGGAAAAGAAAGCAAAACTACCTTACCAAGGTCAGGGAAACGAGAGTCTACTGATCCACGGAATGCTTTGTAGATATTTTCAGCAGTCTTTCCTTGTTCATTGCCTGTTCCAACTTCAGATGCAAAACCAGAAATCTCATCAAGTACTGCAAGTAAAAGGTTTAAACCCTCGTGTGACTCACGCTCTGAGTGACCAGAGTAAACAGTAATTGATTTATCAAATTCAACTGAGTCAGCCTTGGCATAATACTTTCCTATAAACCAAGGAGACCTTTCAATCTTAGATTTAAAACCTTTAAAGAAAACATTCTTTGCTTGTTGTGCGTTGATAGCAACGTTGATTAGATCTATAGCATCTCCAGAGGGCTTACCAAAATACTTTGCTGGGTCTTTTAAACATAGGAGTTTGTATACGATATATGCACAGGCTACTGTTGATACGAAATCTTTTCCAGATCCCTTGCCAAGTTGGAGAATAATTTCGTTCTTTGTAAATTTATTGTAATACTGAATTCCTTTTTCTTCGCCCATTATATTTATCAAATCTTCTTTGCGATAAATTTGGCTCATTGCTTCTACAATATCATATTGAATATCAGAGAGAGGGGGCTGTCCAAGGTAGGCTTCTCCTTCAACAAATGTTTTTGCATCTACTGGCATCTCATTAAAATGATCATTCTGTAATGCTTCTAAAAAATCATTGAACATCGTGGACAACGGTAATCACCTCGTTGTCTTTTGCAAATGAGGATAGCCTACGCATAATCTCATCACGGATTTCAGGATGTTCAGAAGCAATGTCTTTTAGTATTGAAACAAGAATCTCTTGTCGCTTTTCAATTTCCATCATCTCTTCTGCTAATTCTTTGTTCTCAAGTAGTCCAGCCTTTTGAAGCATATCGATACGCTTTGACTCTATATCCATAACAAGTTTAATTCCTGCAGTCTTTGCGCTAAGATTATTAGTCATAGACGCTTCGTCAATAACTTCGTATGTGCGAGATACCAGTTTGCTATAGTGTGTATCTGCTGCTGCCAGGGCTTCTTTAGCACGAGCACGGATAGCATCATTAGCAGATGCCATAACCTTCCACTCATTGATAAGTGTAACAACCTTTTGCCTTGGTATAGCAAGTTGTTTTGAAATTACTGTTGGGTCATTGCCTTTTAAATATTCTTCTACTACTTGATTTACCTGATCAAGGTGCTTAACTAAATCATCTTCAGTTGACATTATTTTTCTCTAATCTGTTAATTTCATCCTTGATATAGAAGATTGCTTTTTCTAAATCTTGTATTGTCTTTTGTTCATCCTTAAGTCCTGCTCTCCAAAGGTATTTAAAAGCATTGCCAATATTAAAATTGCGATGGCGGGTAATCTCAATGCACTCAATACCAGATGGATCTGAGGTATAGTGTAATGGATTATTTACTTGATCAACTGTAATGTTTAGATTATTACTCATTATCTTCCTCTTCATCAAGTTGCCAATCAAATGATTCTGGAACTCCTTTTAGTACGGCAAATGCAAAACTAAAACCAACTGTACCTGCTACAGCAAGTGCCACCAATGTTTTTTCAAATTTATTCATCGCTTTGATTTCCTTAGCCCAAATTTAGCAAGGTAAACGTAGACAGTCTCAACACTTGATCCACACTCCTTTGCAATCTCTTCTGGAGTCTTTTTATCCACAAGATATCTCTTACGCATAAAAACCTCAGATGTATATAGTTTAGCACCCATAACGTTAATTGTCAACCTCGTTTACATTAATGTCATAGTCAAACCTGTCAGAGTTTTCCATGATCCATTTATCTTGATTTTCAACATCATATTTCTTTTCATTAATTATTCTTTCAATCAAGTACTCTTTCTCAAGGGTAAAAGATGGCTCATAAATACGAACTCTATTATTAGGCTGAATAGCAAAGTTTCCATCATCTCTTTGTATTACGTGACCACATTTATGGTCTGCAGGACTTTCTGAATATCCATCATCCAAAACATTTGTGTCTGGATTATGCCAATCT